AAAGATGAGCAAACTAACCTTGAAACAACTTAAATCACAGGTACAGCATGCTGAGTATTATAATACTATGGCACCCTTTCCTGTTTTTGATACAGAGTATATTCAGAACTTAAAAGAAAAGATGGATCAAATAAATGAGTCAATAGAAGATTATGATTCCTTTCCAGTAGAAGCGTGTATACAGTGTAAAAACTTACATATACTAGAGGATGAGGCAGGTAATACAATATGTTCTAGATGTAATACATTGAATGAGTTAAAGACTTATAAGAATATACACGAATATTTAAAAGAAAAGAATATTTGGAATAACGAACAATAAATATATATGGCATCCACGAGTCCAATAAAATTTAATATAAGACTATCTGAAGAACAAAGAGAAGCTAAAGCTACTTTACTTACTAAAGATATTAATTACCTATTAGGAGATGAGGGATCAGGTAAGACAATGTTAGCAGTTAATATTGCTCTTGATTTATTCTTTAGAAAAGATACTCACTATAAGCAAATTATTATAACTAGACCTACTGTTACTACAGAGGACTTTGGGTATTTACCTGGTAGTTTAAAAGATAAAATTGAACCTTTCTTAGCTCCTATATATGAAACTATGAAAGATCTATATGGTGATACAGAGATCAAAAGGAATAAGGTAGAGAAACATTTGAAATATGATGAGATACGAATACTACCTATAGCATTTACTAGAGGTATTACATATAAGAATGCTATTATAATTGTTGATGAATTTCAGAATTGTACTAATGATCAAATGCAAATGATTATAGGAAGACTAGGCCCTAAATCAAAACTTATATTCTCTGGATCAACTAAGCAAATTGATTTACCACGTAAAGCAGATAGTTGTATACATAGCTTATATAAAATAGAAGATAATGAGAATGTAAATATTCAAACATTAAAAAATAATCACAGACATCCTAGTATAGTGTCTGTATTAAAAGATTTAAGAGGTGAAAAATAATATTAATATAAAAGAAGGAACTTATAGATTTGATGTAGATAATATTGTAGTAATATATGATAAAAATACAAATGAATTTAATACTAATTTAAAATCTGTTTGCAGTATGGAAGATTTACATAATTTTACAGATGCATTAGCTTTATTATTAGAACGACTGAAAAATGAAGAACACTAAGATAGCTAATATAAATGTAACACTAAAGGATTTATTTTCTAGGTGGCTAGACATAACTACTACGTTTCATAAGTTAAGTAAGAGAGAGAAACAAGTATTGGCATTGTTTTTGTACTATCATTATAATTTTAAATTAGAACTTACTAATAATAAGATAATTTGGAAGATGTTATTCGACTATGATACTAAGATGCTTATAAAGAAAGAGCTTAATATAAAGGATACAGTATTTCAGAATACATTATCTTCTTTACGTAAGAAAAACGTTATAAAAGATAATAAGATTATAAATGCATATATACCAGAAGTAGATAGTAAAGCAACTTCTTTTAAAGTTATATTTAATTTAAATATTGTAGGAAATGACTAAAGAGGAACAGAAATTAAATAAAATGTTTCATAGCTTAAGTCTTAAATATAATATGCCTGTAAAGGATATAAAGGAATTAGTTAATTCTCCATATGAATTTACAGAAGCTAAGCTGAAAACAATTGACATTAATAAAATTAACTCAAAAGAAGATGAAGAAAATGTAGAGACTAATTTTATCTATAAGTATATAGGTAAGCTACATACGAATTTTAAATTAATAAATAGAAGGCGTAAACAATCAGAAGCCTTTAAACAAATAAATAAAACAAAATGGGAGAACAAGAAAACATCACAGAAGAACAATTAAAGGAACTTATTAAATCGTTTCCAATTGAGCCATTAGCCAATAGAATTGTAGTAACAATTAATAAAGAAGAAGTTGATACAGAATTAGTTACAACTAATAATATATTATCAGAGTATCAATATGTAGTAGCTGTAGGACCTATGGCAGAACGTCATGTCAGTGCAGGTCTTAAAGTATGCTTAGATTTAGAGAAAATGACAGTCCGAACACCTCTAGACCATGATCAAACGCAAGTGAACACGCAAATAAAAATCGATCCGGTTGAGGTGGAAGGAATACATTACGCAATTATTAATGATTCTTGTATCAAATATAAATTTAAATCATAAAAAATGTTAAACAATTTAGTTATTTATTTTACAGACCCTAGTAAAGAAATGTTACTGGGGTTTTCAACTTCGCAAGCAATTGGATTTGATGAAGAAGGAGAGCCTATATCAAAGATGTCTATTTTTTCTATAGGATTATTCATAGTTAAACTTGATTGCTATTATAATCTAGAAAATGAAACTATTTAGAGTAAAGGATTGGAAGCTAGTTATGGAACCTGAGGCACTTGAGATACAGGCTTTTAAGGATATACTAGATAGAGACAAATCAAAGCAAAAAGAATTTGCAATAAAAGAGTTACTATATGTATACTTTTATTGTGATATAAGATCAGATTTTGTGATCTTACCTGTTAAGGAGAGAGAAGAAGCGATTAAAAAAGAACTAGTACTTCCTACTAAGTGGAAGCAAGATAAGAAAATAGAGGAAGCTATAAGAGTATACAACGAATATAGTGAAACTACTATACAGCGCTTATATAAGCAGGCAGTCAAATCAGTACATGATATAGGAAACTATTTAGAGCATACTGATGATCTGCTAGCTGAAAGAGATGATAGAGGTAAACCAGTTACGGATATTGGTAAAATTACTGCTTCTGTTCAAAGATTACCTAAGCTAATGGCAGACCTTAAAGCTGCATATAAAGAAGTTATAAAGGAACAAGAAGAGATAGAGGGTAAAAAGAAAGGAAGTAGAACAATGAACACATATGAAAACGGATTACAATTTGAATAAAGAAATAACAACAGGAGAAGAGGCTAAGGAACTATTACTAGAAGGAATAGAAGAACTTGCAGAAGCTGTATTAGTTACACTGGGACCAATGGGTAATACTGTAATTATATCAGATGAATATGGCAGACCATATATAACTAAAGATGGAGTAAGTGTATCAAATGCTATTAGGTTTAGAGATCCTATAAAAAATATAGGTGCTACCCTATTAAAGGAAGTAGCGCAGAAAACAGCAGAGGAAGCAGGTGACGGTCCCCAACCATTATATAGTAAGGTATTAACACCAAAGGGCTTTGTAACAATAGGAAGTTTATCTATTGGAGATAAAATATGTGGTACAAACAAATCAATTCAAACTATACTAGGTATTTATCCAAAAGGAATAAAAAAAGTATATAAATTGAAATTTGCAAATGGCAGAGAAGTTGAATGCTCAGATAATCATTTGTGGAATGTAGTTACAAATTATGGAGCATCAAAAACAATTACTGTTTCTGAATTAATTAAAAGCAAGATAAGTTCTACAAATAAAGATGGAAGTTCTCACTACAAATACTACATTCCTAAAACAACCGTAGATTTTAATTTAAAAACTAATAACTTCATTTTAGATCCTTTTTTAGTAGGACTATTATTAGGAGATGGCTCTCTATGTAAAACAGGATCTATAGAATTAGCATTAGCATTAGATCAGGAATATATATTAAAAGATATAATATTACCTAAGGGTATAAAATATACAGTTAGTAAAGATTTTAAAAAACACTACCTAAGAATAAAATTCTCAAGGATAAACAATTCTGGGCCTACTATGCATGATTACGTAGAACAAATAGGACTTTTAAATTATAAAAGTAATGATAAGTTCATACCTAAAAACTATTTATATTCTAATTATGAAGCCAGGACTAAGCTATTAAGAGGATTAACAGAAACAGATGGGCATATTAATAAAAGAGGACTATTAGAGTATTCTACAATAAGTAAACAGTTATGTAATGATGTTATAGAATTAATGAGAGGATTAGGTAAAGACGTTAATCACTATTTAATGAAAAGAAAAGAAAACTCTTCATTTTCAAATACTTCTATATACAGAATTACAGAATTAAAAGGATATAAATATGGAACTAAATTAATTGATATTGAAGAAACAAATATAATGACAGAAATGATGTGTATAAAGGTTAGTAATAAAGACGCTCTGTATATAACAGATAACTATATTTTAACACATAACACAACTACCGCTATATGTCTAGCATTATCCTTTATAAGAATGGGATTGGAGTGTTTAAGTTCTGAAGCAAACATTAATGATGTAAAGGAAGCTATTGATAATATTGTAAAAGATAGTGTTATACATCTAGAGAAGAACTCTAAGAAGCTACATAAGAAAGATATATTTAAAGTAGCACTTATATCATCTAATAATGATAAAGAGTTAGCAAATATTATTCAAAAGGCATATAACCACTCTAATATAGTTAAAGTAGAAGAAGGAAAACAAGTACTTACTACTATAGAGACAATTACAGGAATGTCTTTACCAGTTTCTTACTTCTCTAATATGTTTATAAATAATGCTAAGAAACAAACTGTTGAATTTGAAAAAGCAGTAGTACTTGTACTAGATAAAAAGCTAGATGACTTATCTCCTTATAATACTATATTAACACATTGTGGTAATAATAATTTACCATTAGTTGTATTTACTGAATTTATTTCAGATTCTGCATTAAGGTTAATGGAAACTAATGTAAACAATAAGTTCTTAGAAGCAGTAGTTGTTAAGGTTCCAGGCTTTGGACAGTATAGAAAAGATAATATTGCAGATATTGCTAGTTATACAGGAGCTACAGTTATATCCAATACAAACAGTTCTCAATTAGGTATAGGAGTACTAGGTAAAACTAAAAACTTTGAAGTAGGTAGAACAACAACTGTACTAGGTAGACATGATAGTATAGATGTAAGACAAAAAATTAAAGATATAGAAGCATCTTTAAAGGTGGCTAAAATATCAGATTACGATAAGGAGTTTCTTGTAGATAGAATAGTTAATCTTACAGGTACTCTTTCTATTATTAAAGTAGGAGGTAAATCTGAAATTGAAATGAAAGAGACTAGAGATAGAGCAGAAGATGCAGTATTAGCTGTTAAATCTGCAATGGAAGAAGGCATTGTTGAAGGAGGAGGAGTAGCATTAGTAAGAGCTTTTACTGCATTAAAGAGTACAAAGAATAATAAAATATATAAGACATTACTTAATGTATTAATGACCCCCTTTTCTCAAATATTTATAAATTCTAGTGGATTAATTAACAAAGATTTCAAAGGTAATAGATTTGATAATAACATTATTGATCCTTTGAAAGTAACGAGGTGTGCACTTGAAAATTCAGCTTCTGTGGCTAAGACTATTTTATCTACCGAAGCAGTAGTACTAAATGAACATCTATGGAATTAAAACTCAATAAATATCAAACATCTGTAAATGATGCATTAAAAGATTCATTACACAGTGAAGTTTGGGAAGAGGTATTAGATTACATATCAACAGTTAAATTTATCAAGAATCTAATAGCTCCTGAGGAAGAAAGAGGATTTATTAAGGAAAGGCCTATAAAAACATATTTAAATGATGATGAAGAGCCTGTTGAATATGAAGACGGAAGGAAAGACATAAATATAACTAATCCTCATATATTAGAGGATATAGATTTCTTTAGAGAGAGAGCAATATTCTTTGAAGCTAATAAAAAATATACTAACTTATTACCTAATAGTAATCCTAAATCTGATTATGCATTATTTTGGAAGGAGGAATTACATAGATGGAAGTATGGATTAGTACGTCCTGATGGGGAATGGATTCCTGGGCTGTTATATTTCTATTGGAACTATACTCCTATATGGATTGTAGAAAAAACTGATGGAATAAAAGGTAATAAACAAGGAGAAAGGGTAAAGAAATTTCCCAACCCTTGGTTAGGAGACTATTTATTCTTTCACTATGTAACTGCAGCACAAGCAAAAGGACAACACGGTAAACTTCTAAAAACTAGAGGTGTCGGTTTCAGCTTTAAAGCAGGTATGTGGTCACCAAGAAATATGTATGTTTTACCTGGATCTGGTAATCCTAATTTCCATTTAGCATCTGATAAAGGATTCTTATCTGGAGATAAAGGGATATGGGGTAAAGTATTAGATACATTAGACTGGATAGCAGAGCATACTCCACTTCCTCGTATGAGACTAGTGGATAAGAAAACTGATATGACAGTTCAGATTGGGTATGAAGATGAATACGGCTCACGTAAGGGGCTATTATCTTCTGTCTTTGGTATATCATTAAAAGATAATCCTGATAAAGCTAGGGGTATTAGAGGGCCTTTCATACACTATGAAGAAGATGGGTTGTTCCCTAACTTAGAAAAAGCATGGAATGTTAACAGAAAAGCTGTAGAAGATGGAGGTATAGCCTCTGGATTTATGCTTGCTGGAGGGACTGGAGGTACAGAAGGTGCTTCATTTGAAGGATCTGAGAAACTATTCTATAAACCTGAAGCATATAACATATATGGTATACCTAATGTATTTGATAAAAATACTAATGGAGATACTATATGTGGATTCTTTTGGGGAGCTTATCTTAATCGTAATAGATGTTATGATGAAGAAGTAGGAGAACCTGATGTTATCAAAGCATTAATAGAAGTATGTAAGGATAGATTTATAGTTAAGTATGGAGCTAGTGATGCTAGAGCTATTACTCAGAAAAAGGCAGAAGAACCTATTACTCCACAAGAAGCAGTGATGAGAACTTCTGGTACTATATTTCCTGTAGCGGATCTGAAGGAGCATATAGAAAATATAATGCCTAGAAAAGAATCCTTCTTAGCAGAGCACTATGTAGGAGACTTAATATACGATGGGCTTGGTAAAGTTATATGGAAGCCTAATGCTGATATACATCCTATTAGAAGTTATGATTTCTCAGGAGGAGATAGAACAGGTGCATTAGAGATATTTGAAATGCCAAAGACTAATGCTCAAAATGAAATAGTAAGAGGCAGATATATAGCAGGAATTGACCCTATTGATGCAGATGCAGGTACTTCATTATTCAGTATGATGGTAATGGATACTTTCACAGATAGAATAGTTGCAGAGTATTCTGCTAGACCTAGAACTGCTAAGATTGCTTATGAACTGTGTTTAAAAGTATTAAAGTTCTATAATGCTGAAGCTAATTATGAAAGTAACTTAAAAGGGTTATTCTCTTACTTTGATAGCCAGAATGCATTATATCTTTTATGTGATACACCTCAGATATTAAAGGATATGGAACTTATGAAGGGTCCTACCTTATCTGGTAATAGGGCTAAAGGATCTAGAGCTAATCAACAAGTTAATGCTTGGGGAAGACTATTACAAGCAGATTGGATGAATGAAATGGCACACAGTAATGATGATGATGATGAGCGTAGAAACTTACATAGGCTAAGAGGCTTAGCTTATATAGAAGAAGCTATATACTGGAATCCTGATGGTAACTTTGATAGAGTATCTGCAGGTATTATGTTGTTTATATTAAGAGCAGATAGATATAAAGTAACTCAATCAGTTAAAGAAAATCAGTTTAAGAACACTAATACACTAGCTAATGATAAATACTTTTCTAAGAATTATACTAAAAAAAGATAACGCTATATTAAAATGATTTAGAGATTAATATATTACTATTCTATAGTTGTTTTTAAAGATAAAATATGCTATATTAGTAAGTTTAACAAAAAGACATGACTAAAACAAATAATTCAAAACAACCAAGACAAAGGATTGCTTTTTCAAGGAAGACAAAGGATTGGAGAATATCTAATGTTGATTTTGCAAATAAATATTCTTTTTATCATAGTGCAGGAGTAAGACAAAGCCTTAAGAATAAGGTTGTTAATCTGAACTTATACAATGGTATAGTAGATGTCAGAGATATGACAGAAGTAGTAAATCCATATCAAATGGAAGCTTCTTATATACCTGATAATATACCCCATCATCCTATAGTAGTACCTAAGATAGATCTATTAGTGGGAGAGGAGACTAAAAGACGATTTGATTATAAAGTACTTACTACTAATCCTAATGCAATATCTAAGAAAGAGGAGGATAAGAAGGACTTCTTAATGCAAAAGTTTACAGAGTATCTTAAATCTAACTATGAAAAAGAGGAACTAGATAAGAAGCTTACAGAGCTAGAAGACCATATGAAGTATACTTGGCAAGACATCAGAGAAAAGATGGCTACTCAAATACTTAAACATTACTATAGTGAGCAAGACTTTTCTACTATATTTAATGAGGGATTCAAAGACGCTCTTATTATGGCAGAAGAGATTTATCAAATAGATATAGAACACAAAGAACCAGTACTAAAGAAGCTAAACCCTTTAAAGGTAAGATGTGTAAAATCAGGTAACTCTGATAGGATTGAAGATTCTAACATTATTATTCTAGAAGATCATTGGAGTCCTGCAAGAGTAATAGATGTATTTCATGATGAATTAAAACCTAAGGATATAGATGAATTATTAGATTATAATACTTCATCAGGACAAGGTAGCTATGATGATGATGATAATAATCATGTATTGTTACAGGACTCATTAGGTACGGGTGCTGATTCTGTTATGGACTCTCTATTTGAAATGGCAGAAATTAATGGTCATACATTTGGCAATAACTATACGGATGAAGAGGGTAATATAAGAATATTAGCAGTATATTGGAAGTCATTAAAGAAAGTCTATAAAGTAAAATTTTATGATGAATATGGAGATGAACAATCTAAGATAATGTCAGAAGAATATATCATTGATGAAAATGCAGGGGAGGAATCTACTACGCTATGGATCAATGANATGTGGGAAGGAACTATGATAGGTAAGGATGTCTATGTTAAGATGAAACCTAGATCTATTCAATATAATACAGTTAATAATCCTTCTTATTGTCACGCAGGTATTATAGGTAAAATATACAACACCAACCAAGGTAAAGCTGTATCACTATTAGATAGATGTAAGAATTATCAATATTTATATGATGCCATTTGGGATAGACTAAATAAAGCTATATCTACTAATTATGGTAAGATATTTGAATTAGATATTTCCAAAATTCCAGATAACTGGGAAATGGAGAAATGGATGCACTTTGCTGTTACTAATAAGATAGCTGTTATTGATTCTTTTAAAGAGGGAACTCATGGAGCTTCTACTGGTAAATTAGCAGGTAATATGAATACTCAAGGTGGTAGAGCCATTGATATGGAAACTGGTAATTATATCCAACAGCACATACAATTACTTGAATTTATTAAAGCAGAAATGGGAGAAATCTCAGGAGTATCTGCACAGAGACAAGGGCAAATTGAGAATAGAGAAACTGTTGGAGGAGTTGAAAGATCTGTAGCACAGTCTAGTCATGTAACTGAATATTGGTTTAATAAACATGAAAAGACTAAACTTAAGGTTCTTACTGTATTTCTAGAGACTGCTAAAATAGCATTAAAAGGAAATAATAAGAAAACTCAGTTTATTCTAGATGATTTATCTGTTCAGATGCTAAACCTTGATGGTGATGCCTTTGCAGAAGCGGATTATGGTATAATATTGACTAGTTCATCTAAATCTATGGAAATGGAACAAGCATTAAAGCAACATGCTCAAGCCTTTCTACAGAATGGAGGATCTATATCTACTATTATGGATATTTATTTCTCTGATTCTATTAGTGATATGAGACGTAAACTTGAAACTGCTGAAGCTAAAATGCAACAACAAGCATCTAAAGCACAGGAAGACCAAAACAAACAAGCTCAAGCAGCCCAAAAAGATCTTACTGAATTAGAGCAATCTAAATTAGCATTAGAAGATAGTATGAATGTCAGAGATAATCAAACTAAGCTTGCAATTGCAGAGATGAAGATGCAAGAAGGAGAGATTGATACTGATGATGATGGTATTACTGATGATTTAGCTGATGAAGAATTAATTCTTAAAAGGGAAAAACAGAAGCAAGATTTAGAAATGAAGATTAAAGATCTTGGTAATAAAATGAAAATGCATAACGATAAGATGGTGCGAGAAGATAAAAAGATTGCAGCATCTAAGCAAAATAAAACAAAGACTTAAAAGCAATGATCTAATGTA